TTGACCTTGGCATATCCGCCTTGCTGTGCAAAGTTTGGTGTCTTGGCTGCTGGTGCTGGTTGCTGTGCCGGTGGTGCTTTTACTGTAGTAGTTGTTTTTCCATAACCAGATGGCCCTGCAAAGTTTGCTGTCTTGGCAGGAGCAGTTGGTTCCTGTGTTGTTGTATTAGGCTGTTGTGCTGCCACACCACCTCTTACCATGTTGTTTATACCTTGCCCAGCATTGGCCATAGCAGATGTTGCTGGATCATATTTTGCAAATTGCCCTGCGTTCGCTCCAGACCCTGCACGACCTTGAACATACTTGGTCTGGTCTTTGATGTTTGGATTGTTAGGATCAGCCTTGCGTACGATGCTGCCTGTAGTATTTGTAGCAGTTGGTTGTGCCACAGGTGCGGCAGTTGTTGTACTAGGAGCTGTCTTGGTGTTTATGTTACTGTATCCAGATTGCGCACCAAAGTTTGTTGTTTTTTTAACAGGTGGCTCGGCTACTTCTGCATCTTCTTGTACTGCCGCGCCTTGCTGTTGCACCCACTCGTCGGCATACGTTGTTGCCAGTTTGACCATTTGTGAATTTGCCTTCACAGCGGCTAATTTTTTTACAGGATCAAGGATACCTGCACTTGATGCTTGCGTTGTTCCTGTTCCAGGCATGGCCTGGCCCAGTGCTGTACCTATTGCACCTAGAACACCTTCGTCTGTGCGACGTGAACGATTTAACTCATGAATTTGCATCAGTTTTTCTCACGGTTCTTGTAAATTTGCCAGGGTCGCGTAGGTTGATGGCATTGATCAACTTGCGTTGCAAATTTTTAGCTGCCTCGGGCTCGTAACTGGAGTCAATCTGCTCTAGCAAGCGTATAGCACTGGCAATGATGTTGCCAGCACGATTTTCGATAACATAGCGGGAGTCACGCTCCACATACATGCTGTCTAATTCTTCTAATAAACTACGAGTTTTCTTCTGCATTTTGGTCCCGAACCCTTTGTATTATTTATTTAATTTAAGGGTTAGGCCATTTTTGCCAATTACCATCTAATACCTCTTGATCAGCAATTGTTTCTGCTTGCTCTTGTGTGTGGCCGTTTTCTAGTAATTGTATAATTCTATAAGAATATGTAGGTGGTTCAAACTTTATAATAGAAACTTTATCATACAAAATTTGATCTGTTTCTAAAGATTTAATAAGCAGTGGAGTTGGCGCAATTTCTAACAAGCGATTTATGCATTCTTTTTTAAACCCAGTTGATACATGTGCTTTAGGTAAATTTAAAAACCATTGTTCAATTTCTACAGATATAGCAGAATGGTGTTTTAACAGTTGGATTGTACAGTCAACGTGGTTAATATTAGGCTGGTCCATTGGGATCCACTGCACATTAAAAGAATTTTCTCCCAGGTGTTCGTGTATACTCATGCTGTGAAAGTCAAGATATGCTATTTCTGCTAACATAGAAAAGAAATCATTATTATTTTTACATTGATCTAGTAGGTCTATTTTTTTATTAAAGAAAAACCATTCAATAATTCCAGCACGATGTTTAACAATTGGGTTTCGTATATAGGAAAATACCAGATCATTTTTCCAGTCGATATCTTGTGTGGTACACTGTATCCAATTTAATTTCCTAAACAACTGTTTATAAAATGAACAGGCGGCCTTTGAATGTATAAAATACACCAACGTACTATTAGGATCTCGGTAACAACCCCATGGTGTTGTATCGTTAGTTATAATCATGACTGTTTAATTTGTCCCAGCAGTTGCTTGAGTTTTGTGCTTTGGACATCTGCTGTGACTTTTTCTGCCGCATCGGGCTTTAATTCTTTACCGCCAGACTGATAATCCCAAGCGTGTGCCCCTGTCGGCTTTTCCCACTTAGTAGATGTACTGCCTGTCGGTTCGGTGTCAGCAGGCTTGAGTTGGCTTTTGGCTTTAATTGAGTCCATAAGTGAGCTTTGGGGACGGTTGTACCCGGTTCCTTCGTCCCCGCCTTCATCAGTAATGCGCATGGTTTCAATGTTATACTCCAAATCAATTTTTTGACCAACGCCGGTCGAGCTGCGAGATTTCATACACTGTATCTGATACTTGCCACGCTCTTTCATAGCACGTGAAGTAAAGATACCAAACACATTATCTGCTGTGTTAATTTTACTGATACCGCCTGAAATATGACTGTGGTCAAATTCAATTTCTTCCACAGCACTACGATTCAACTGACTTGCAGTAACCATCAGCACACCCAGTTCTTTGGCCAGGTTACGTAGTTCTTCTGAAACATACTTGTCTTTCACAAACAAGTCGTTGGGACTAACTTTGGCACTCACAGGCATCAGCAAGTCCAGGTAGTCAATCATCATAAAGTCTACTTTAATACCTGTTTGTATTTGCACTTCTTTGACATAACTGCGGATATCATTAATGTTGCTTTGTGCTGGTAATGCCTTCACACGATACTGACCACTCTTTTTGGCCACAAGTTTTACCTTGAGTTCTGTTGTATCTATATCCTTACGAATGTCCTTTGTTGACATGTTGGTCAACATAGCATCTGTGCGCAAACTGGTAAGTTCTTCTGACAGTTCTAGTGTAACGTACACGCCACTAAGTCCTTGTTGTAGCCAGTTCAGTGCAATGTTCATCATTACTAGTGACTTGCCTGATCCTGATCCACCTGCAAAGATGTTTAGTTCGCCTCTGCTAAATCCACCATACAACAACCGGTCCAACTGTGGCCAACCTGTGCTCACTTGACCGCCTGAGTTAAAGTATCGGTTAATACGAGCCGCAGGATCAGCAAAGTAATCTGTGCCCATGTCTTTTGTAAGAGAGATCTGTACAGCATCTTTGATCAGTTTCTCAACTGGATCAAACTCGCCCTTTTCTAACAAGTCTGCCGACTTTAAAATAGCACGTTCAAGTTCTTGACGCTTGGTAAAGCCCTCAAACTCAGTCATGAACCAATCAAAGTGCCCTTCATTCAAGTCCGGCACCGGTTGCAGTTTGATTCCGGTAGTTGCCGAAATCTGCAACTTGTCAGGCATAGTTTTATGCTTGTCCGTGTGCTCTTTAATAAACTCAGCCGCTGGACGCAGACTCCGGTCAAAGTTCTGTGGATTATAAATGTTTTGCACACGCACATAACTGCTGGCGTCTTCCAACATCATTTCTAAGAATAATCTCTGGACTTCTAGTCCATAATCTTTTAACATTTTTTAATAGTACTTTCCAATTTGTAAACTTTTGCGCCAACGTGTATTTCTTCTTTGATCAATTTGATCTAAACGGGTTATCCAATTATTGTTATGATTATTCATTGTAGATTTTAAAACATGTACAATCCCGCTAAACTGTTCGATTGTTGATAGTGCAGAAATTGTTTCTTGTTTTACATTTGGCAAAAGATCAGATATATTATAATTATACGCAAGTTGCCAACAAAAGTCACTACTATCGCCTTCTCTATTAGTAGATAAATTCTCCATAAACCAATTATATACTAAAGGCATTTCAAGTACATTGTAACTGCCAACAGTTACATTAAAGCCAAACATTATATTGCTGGGTAGCTCTTTACGCATGGTTTTAATATTATTAACTAGCAGATCCCATTTCCCAGGATATCTGACATACTCAAATGCCGACGCAGTAGCATCAACGCTAAAGAATAATTTTACTAATTTTGTTTTTTTCCACAAATTAATTATGCGTTCACTAGGGTATATAGTTCCATTTGTATTGTAACTCACAAAAGCCGTTGATAAATCAATTTGTTCTAAGATTTTAGATTGCTCATCATTAAGCATTGGCTCGCCACCATTAAAATGTATTTTTTTAATGCTGGATAGATTTAAATAATCAAGTAATTTATTTTGTTTTTGAAATTTTCTACCTAGTGCCACTAACTCCAATTGTGACATATTAAGTTCTGTTGCCCAGGTACTAGAGCTCTGCGGACCACACATAATACATCCTAAATTACATGCCCATGTTGCATTATGATCAAAACTTTCTAATACTACAGTATCAGATGGGCCGGGTAGATCAAAAAATTCTATAGCACTTAATCTTCTGCTTTTTTTGCCAAGACTTTCGTCATCCCAACATCTTTTGCATGCTGAAGGTTTTTCCCCATTAGTAAATTGTGTCCTGATTGACTGCAAATATTTGTCAGATTCAAAACTAAAATTTTTCACTGGCACTAATTTAGTTGCAGATTGACAACACGGTGATATGCGTAGTTGATCGTCGTTATGACGATCAACATATAAACTACGATACACCTCAGGGCACCAGTTGTCGCAAGCGTTTGACAAGTTGTTTTTTCCTTAGTTCTATTTTAATTCGACTGCTCTCACTTGATTGCATTATAGTTAGCAGTGTTGTTAACTTACCCCAGAGTTTCACAGCATCGTTGATATCTTTGACACCTGTGGGCCAATCCGGAATACTCACACTCCATCCCAGTTCCATAGCACGATCAATTAATTCTACACCTGCGGCATCTTGATCTGGAACCACAACAACATTGCGTCCCAAGCTACGTATTAGTCTTGCTTGATCATCACTTATTTCGTTGTGCATCACAGCCACGCCACTGATGCTGAGTGCATCAAAGATACCTTCTGTCACAATCACATTTTGCCAACCTGCTTGCTGTAGGTCTATGCCAAACACGTAGCCTTTCTGCATGTCGTTAATATAACGTGGATTACGATCATCCAAGAAACGTATGGTACTGCCCACTACTTGGTTGTTGTATGTAAACGGAACAACTACACCTGCTCTTGTTGTGGCAGCTACCATAATGGGATAGTCTTTGGGCACATGCCTGCCGCGCAGATATGCCCATTGATCGGGTGTTGCTGGCGTTACAAAATCTGTAAATTCAGGCAAATCTGTTTCCGTAAACTCAATGGGTGCTGTGTTGTTCCACACACGCTGACGGTCTTCAATCATGCCTTCCATACTACGATGGCGCATACTTTCAAGATTGATTTGATTAATGTCGTTTTCGGGAACGCCTATCCATTCCAGCAAGCGTCGTGCTTTAAACCCAATGTTACGACCAAGAATAAAACTTGTTTTGTATCCGCAGTTAAAGCAGTGATAACTCCAGCCCAGGTCAGACAGTTTGATGCCGCCACGTCCACGACGATCAGGTGTGTTGCCGTTGTGTACACAACAAGGTGCGTTGAAGGAAATCCAGCCAGAACTAGACTGTTTTCTTTTGCCTGGTAAAAATGCCAACACATCAATCATGCTACTATTGTAACATGTTTTATGAAACAATGCAACTTGTTTTGGCTTACCGGTACTTCAAGTTTACCACACGTCCAGTGGAAACAAGTACCTGTACTGACTGCATGGTAGGAGGAACAGGACGGTATCCAGAACCACCGGATATCAAGGTAATGCCACTGATTGATCCACCAGATATACTGGCAGTGGCCACAGCACCTGCGCCTTCACCCACAAACTCAATCAACGGCGGAGCCAAATAGCCAAACCCTGGGTTAGACACAGTGACTCCTGTGACAATGCCATTGGCCACTGTGGCAGTTGCTTGCCCTGGATTGCCCATTGCCTGGCCATTTGTGCCTGTTGTGTATATGCTGTTGTTGAAACACAACCGCAACAACGGATGCCATCCAATCACATTCATGTAAATGGTTTCAGTTCTGTTATAGTACTGAGTGGATTCTGTAACATTGTACCAGATACTTTGATAGTTTTCTGCTGCCTGTGCTTTGATAGTTCCTGTGTAACCAAACAAGTCCATTTGTACTGTGGTTACAGCGCCAACCGGTTCTATAAAACTGCTGTAAAATTCAGTTGGTTGGTAAGGACTGTAGTTGTTGATTGAGCTGCCAGCATTTAGTGCCCAGTCTGGGTACACACTACTGCTGGACCCACCATAACTGACCTGAGCTGTGATTTCTGTTGTGGGAATTGTCAAATTGGCACTGGGCACATACTGAGGATACACACTGTCTACCACGTCAAGTGGGGCACGAGCACCCGATTGTGCATCTGTGTACACTGCTTCTATTAGATTACCGCTGGCTCGCATGATGCTGTAGGCAGCGGGTTGTGCCAGTACTGTGTCGAGTTCTGCAGTGGTCAGTGTTACTTTGGCACGACCATATGTGGCATTGATAACAACCATTTCTTTTTGAACCAATAACGCATCGCCATTCTGGCTAACCATTCTAAATGTCAGTGTGCTGCCGGTGATATTCACGGGTTTTTCGTCTTGATTGATGAACTCAAACAAGATCACATTATCAACACCTTTGTTAATTGTTAGTTTTTTAGCATACACAGGATTGTACCTCAAATTGAAATAAGCACCACTGGTGTCGACTACAATAACTCGAGTTACTTGTTGGTAAAGGTAAGCAGTGGTTGAATACATATAGATGTATTTAGCGACAAAAGATAACCTTTAAATTTAGCCAAAAATGCACGGTATAAATACCACCGATGGCCAATGATATCTTTACTAAACTCAGCGAACAATACCCCTTTATTACACTGTGTGTATATGCTTCCACGGAGTATGTGGGGATTGTGCAGAATCAAGACGTGTCAGTTACCACCATATACGACTTTGGCAGTATACACGATCCTGTACTAAAGCAACGGTTCTTGGAGTTGGCCAACGCTTGGTGGTGGGAGAGCAATAGAAGTATTCCCATTAACATCTTCCTGAAGAAAGATTGGGATGTATTCCGTCCTTGCCTACGCACATTTGCTAATAAAGATTTGGAAATACTGCATGGGCCTGTGTGCAGTCTTGCTGACATTGCACTGAAAAAAGGCAAACGCAAAAGCATTACGCTTGTGCGACGGATGGACTGAGCAAGTTCATGTGTAATGCTACCAAGGCTGCGTAAGAGATTGCGTGGCTTTTCTTAAATGTGTAGCCTCGACTTTCGTCACCGTCCCATACAGAGTCGAACACTGTGTTCCAGGGCTGCCGTTGCAAGTGTGCTTTGCCCGGACGAATGATACTGATAAACGCTGCCATTCTTGGAATACTATCCGGGCGCATTGCGCTCAGCAGGTCTGTATAGTTGCCAACGTGTGCTAATTGTTTTGCCCATTCTGATTCTTGCCACAGTCTTGTCCATGTAGGTTCTGTGGTGACTGCTGTGGCGTATTGTTCAGGGCCGGTAATCAACTGATAAACGCTCATGTTCAACAAGTCAATTTTAAAATACCCCAACTGTTCTGCGGCTTCGTAGTCTATAGCCGCACAACGATTCACAGGATCCAGTGGAATGTCTGTTACATACACACCAGAGTTATGACGACGAACTTGTTCTTGCACAGTTTGACGTGCAGGAGTATGCCGGATCAACTCAAGCAGTTGACTTCGGTCTGCAAAGTCTATGTCAATATCTGCACTCATAATTTTTCCAGGTGTGGTATTAAAATTTGCTCCGCAAATGCTCGATGCGCATCAATTCCATAATGACCAATTTCAGGACGGTCTTTGAAGTCTAGAGGTTCAAATCCTTGTTGATTGCACCAGTTTACAAATCCAAACGTTTCAAAATCTAAAAAGTTCTTGCTATTAAGATTTGACTTAAAAAAGTCTATCAAGTATTCAGATTCTAATTTTTCCGCCATTGGTGACTGGAATATCAAAAACTTAATGTTTAACTGTTGCATCAATGATTGAAACATTAATAAATCACACAACAAGTTTGCTCTTTCTGCATAAGGACTATAGTAGTGTGCGCGACCTTGACTGACTTTGTCAAAGAATTCTTGATCGGATCTGTTCTTGTTTAACACTATATCCAGGCCCTTTAATAACATGTTTCGCCAGTTGAGCTCTTTTGTAAAATGAAAATTTTCAAAATTTGATTCAGATGGAGTGAATATTTTTTTGTTTTCATTCCATAACTCAGATCTAATTTCAAACGACAATCCAATTAACGCAATTATTTGTTGATCGGAGTTTAATTTTCTTTCGTTTATTAAGTCATGTACCGAAGTTCTTATGATACGTCGATTGCAACTGCCGGATATTGCATTGTTAATTACAAACCCTTGCAAATACTGTCCAACTATATGTGCATAGGTTTGATTTTTCAATGTTGGGTGAAGATTTTCGTCACTGTAACTATCACCATTACAGTAAATCAAAGGATGATCAACATTAGCACTTTCTGTAAAACTTTTAATCATGTCACCATCCTGCCTGTATTAATATTTCTTTGGCATACTCTTGGTCTGCAGAGTAATCTGTAAACTTCTTTTGCCATGCATCCGAGTCAATGTAAGGCCACACCATGGCAATTTGACCAGCATCTAACGTGCTCAAAAACCGTTGTCCAGATTCACTGTTGTAAATTACCCAAGGGCTAATACGTCCTGTTGTCACTGCATACACTGTGGCATTGGTACCACCATACCGCAAACAATCCTGTGCAGGGTTGCCTGTTTTCTCTGCCCAGTCAATACCGTACTCCATTGCACGGGCCAGTGCGTCGTTGATGTTTTCTACTTGCAAATAATATATCAAGTATTCGGTATATACAGCATCACGGCACCAGTGATCAATCTTTTTGTTTTGTTTAAGAACCCATTCCATAAAACGTGCAGGATTAATAGCACGTATGGCCACACAGTATCGACCAAATTTTACAAATGCCTTGTAGTAGGGAGAATCAGCAAAGTCATCAAATGTTTTTAGTTTGGCACTGCCCTGTGTCATTTCGTAGAACTTAATGTAGGCTTGAAAGCCCAGTTCTACTCCACGTTCAGAACGTTCCTGTCTACGTCTGCGTGGCTCACAGCTATGTACAGTTAGACTTGTTTCTTTAACAAAGTCTTTCCGACAGTACTGGCAAGTATAACTCATTTTTTAACGTCTTGTCCTGATAATTTCACATGCTCGTCAATTTCTTTTTTAGTAGTAATCGATGCCAGCACTGCAATATCATCATCTTTGAGATGTGGATACAGTTCTGCCAACTGTTTTCGTATGCCACTGGCACCAGGTTCTTTTTTCTTAGGAGCAATCCAAGTATGTCTTGGTGTACCCATGTCAGGACTTACTGTTGTGGCACACAGCCATTGCAGTCCCGGATGTTTACTTAGGGTAAAGAAGTGTTTGTTAAATCGTTCATTCAGTGCAATGACATAGAACTCCTGTAGTTCTCGACTACCTTCCACTGCACTGCCCCATCGCAACATTAAAAAGTTTGAGAATTTCTTGCGTTCTTCATCTGTGAGTTCATTGTAGAAATCTCGGTTCTTGCGATCAAACTGTCGCATCTCATTGGCAATGTTTAGTTTATCACTCATTACCATGCTTTATCGTAGTCCACAATTTCGCAATTACGACTAATGTCTTTGACAAAATACACACAGTCTGGCTTGGGATCATCACTCAATGGAATACACAACATCTGTCCATTCTTTAGTTTGGGTGCATACCAGGCCACTTCGTGATACACATCCACAATTTCAATGGTTGGGAAACTTGGCCGGAAACTGCTCAATGGATTGAACTGGAACACTTTAAACCCACGATCGTTGATACTGGTCAATGGCAGCACTTCTAAGTCACCTACTTCGGGTTCGCCGATCAGTACCTGCCAGTCCATGGGCATGCGTATTTTATGTTCGCCAATTTGTAGTACTAACGCAGGGGCATTAAAACTTTCTAAAAAGATAAGTGGAATATAATGATAGTCGGGATCTTTGGGATCACTGTT